TTATCGTGAGGCGCCCTCTCTCAGAAGAGCACCGTAAAAAGCTGAGCGAAGCCACCAAGGGTAAGCCCAAGAGTCCGGAAGCGCGAAAGCACATAAGGGAAGCCCACGTTCGCGAGCCCTGGAGCGAGTTCCGACGCGCCGCCCACGCCGCCCGCAAGGCGGAACAGTTTTCTCCCTCCACCACCAACTGAAAGCCGGGGTCTTCATCGAGGCCCCGGCACTTTCTGAAGGAGCTATGTACAACGTTCAAATGGTTGCGATCAAGCCGCTCTACCACGATTGCGGCCCGGTATCAGAGGGGCAGCAGTTTCAGGTTGACAACGTAACGGCGGCGGACTTCGAGGCTGCTGGTTTGGCGGCGCGGTATCGTCCGCCGGCGCGGATCAAGCAATTTCTGGGGAAGATGTTCGCGCCGGTGGAGAACAAGATGCTGACTGTTTCCGAGAACAAGGCGGCGCTTCCGACACCTCCGCCAGTTCCCCCGCTTCCGCCGATTCCCGCACCTCCTCCGATGGTGGCGCACCGGGGGCGCCCCGCGATCATGCGCACGTGTCCGGATTGCGGCGCGCGCGGGACCACCGTAGAGATGCGGACGCACAAGTGCCCGACAGAAGCCGCCTAACATGATCACACCCAACGTCATCACCGGACCCATCGCGGAGCCCGTAACCGTCGCCGAGGCGGAAGCGCAACTCCGCATCCCCGCAGGAACGGACACGGCCAACCTAACGCGCTACATCAAGGCGGCGCGGTCGTACTGGGAGGCGCGTACCGGTCGGACTGCGCACGAGCAGACGCTTGAGATGGTGCTCTCGGAGTGGCCGGCTTGCGGTGGAATCGTGTTGCCGCGCGCCACGCCACTAATTGAGATCGTCTCGGTTATCTACGCTGACGGTTCCGGGACTCCGACCACATGGGCGGATACGGACTACATCGAAGATACGTACGAGACGCCTGGGCGACTAGTGCTGGCCTATGGCGCATCGTGGCCTTCGTTCGTGCCGTACCCGGTTTCGCCTATTCGCATTCGCTACCGTGCCGGCCTGGCTACGGGAAGCCCGCCAGTTGAGGTCGATGCCGATATCAAGCAGGCCGTGTTGCTGCTGGTGGGCGTGATGTACGAAAACCGCGAGGCGGTGCAAGTTTCGGACTCCTCCATGATTAGCCAGTTGGTCATCAAGTACGGGCTCGAGGATCTGATTTCCAAACAACAGGTAGACTATGCCTTCTGATTGGCCGCTGGTGACGTGCATCATGCCTACGGGGAATCGGCCGGAGTTGGCGCCGCAAGCAGTTGGGTGCTTCCAGGCGCAGACATACCCGCACAAGGAACTTCTGATCCTGGACGACGAGTTTGCACCGTCCTTCCGCCGTCCGCCCGTCGGGCCCGGCATTCGCTACATGGAGGCGCGCTGTAAGCAAGTCACCGGAGAGAAGCGCAATATGGCGTGCTCGGCGGCGGATGGTGCGATTATCGCGCACTGGGACGACGACGACCTATCGCATCCCGAGCGTTTGACGCGACAGGTAGAGGCGCTGCTGAGCAGTGACGCGAAACTGGCAGGTTACCACCGGATGTACTTTCTCAACATGCGCGACGGATCGGCCTGGTACTTCGACGGCGCGCCGCGGAACCTTATCGGCACGTCGATGGTGTACTACCGGGACTTCTGGGCTACCAACCCGTTTCGGCCAGTGCTCATCGGAGAAGACTTCGTATTTGCCGCTGGCGCGAAGGCGGGGGCTCTACTGTCGATGGATAGTGACGACATGATCGTGGCCCGCGCGCATGGGAAGAGCACAGCTCCGAAGTGCGGCGAGGCGCCGTGGTCGAGGGTGCCGGTTGAGAGCGTGCCGGCATGGGCTCGCGAAGTGAGTTAAACGTGGACATCACTACTCGCATCGCAGAAATCGTAGCGCATCTCTCCGTTGTCGCATTAATCCTGTTTGACGTTTACGCCCTGGGTGTTCTCTGGCGTATGAGACGCGAACGACTTCCATGGAGCAATAAGTGAAATTGAACCTTGGTTGTAGCGACCAGATTCTTCCTGGCTACGGAAACGTAGACATCGCGCCGCCAGCCGATCAGATCGTGGACCTGTGCGAGCGCTGGCCGTGGGCCGATAACTCAGTGGATGAGATCCGGGCGTTCGACATCATCGAGCACTTAGTTGATCCCATTCATACGATGAATGAGGCCTTTCGCGTTCTTACTCCGGGAGGCCGATTCGATATCGAAGTGCCTACCACGGACGGGAGAGGATGGGCGCAGGACCCCGGCCACATCTGCTGGCCACCATGGAATCGAAACAGTTTCTTCTATTACGAACACGGCAACCCGCATCAGATTAGGTTCTCTCCCTCAAATGGGGTTCGCTGCGCTTTCGGTATTGTATTCGAGCACGAGCGGATGCTGGCCGACAGGGTCAGTAAATTGCACATCATTCTAGAGGCGGTCAAATAACATGGCGTGTTTCCAGTGCGGGCGCTCCGAACCAAGTGTGCGTTTTATCGAGGGCCGGAAGACGTGCAATGAATGCCGCCGCACCCGGGAACGATTTCTGGAACTTCATCCAGAAGAGCCAAGAATGCCAAAGCGATCTCCCGACATCTCCCTTTTTCTTGCGTGCGTCTTCCGCCATTTTACGGATGAGATTCGCCTTCTCCTGGTCCATAGCCGAGAAGCCCTTGCGGCCGGTTTTCTTCCCGCCCTTGCGACCGAGGGCGACGGCGTGAGGATTTTTGGTGGTCATATTTTGAGGTGCGCGTGAATGGGTCCTAGCGCCGTGCAGTTGGACGGATCTCCGCGCGTTGAAACATTAACCAGGTCAACATCAATGCGAGATATAGCGACTCCCGTTTCGTTGTGGAACTTGTCAATCAAGGGTTGCAGGAAATCCCCAATCTCGAATTCCAGCGTCTCACGTTTTCTGATAAGCTCTGCGACTTCCATGCTCTCAGTCTACAGTAAGCGCTTACTGACGTCAATATAAAAATGGCTTTCTCCATCATCATCCCCAGCAAGACGGCGAGCAACCTTATCCCCTGCATCCAGGCCATCGCCCGCAACGAACCGAGTCTGGCGCCCGAGCGAATCATTGTGGTGGACGACGGCGTGGATATCACGGCGGAAGAGAAGGCGGCCAGCGGGTGCAGATTCGTCCAGGGCGTCAAGCCGTTCATCTTCGCCCGCAACTGCAACATCGGCATCCGCGCGGCTGGCGGTGACGATGTGATTCTGTTGAACGATGATGCGCTGCTGGAAACTCCGGGCGGATTCACGGCGCTGGCGGCTGTGGCGCGGAAGCATCCAGAGTGCGGCGTAACCTCGGCGGCGGTGAACTCCGCCGGCAATCCGAACCAGTTCAAGCGACCCGGCACGGCGTTGCGTTCTGAGCCCCGGATGGTGTGCTTTATTTGCGTGTACATCCCACGGCGCGTGATTGACAAGGTGGGCTTGCTGGATGAACGATACGTAAACTACGGGGCAGATGACGACGACTATTGCTTCACGGCACGCGCGGAGGGATACAAGATCGGCGTTTTCGACGGATGCACGATGGATCATCTCTCGCTGAGAAGCACGTTTCGCGGCGACCCCAAGACGCCCGCAGATTATCACCCCAACCTGGGACTATTCAAGAAGAAGTGGGGACACGACAACTGGGGGCGGGTCACTAATGCATGATTCTGCGATGCAAGAGGCCGCGAAGTTCGTTGAGCGATACATCCCGAGCGGCAGGGTGGCCGATATCGGCGCGCTCAACATTAATGGATCGCTACGGCCGCTTTTCCCTGGCTGTGAGTACGTCGGATTCGATCTCGTGGAAGGCCTGGGCGTAGATGTGGTTCTGTCGGACGCGGAGCAGTGGGGTATTCCTACGGACAGTTTTGATGTGGTCGTGAGCGCCAACTGCCTGGAGCATACCCGGCGCCCGTGGGTCATCGTTCGGAATATTGCGAGGATCTGTCGCCCGGGTGGGTTGGTGCTGCTTATAATGCCGGCAGTTTGGCCGTACCACGCGCACCCGATTGATTGCTGGCGCTGCTGGCCGGAGGGGATGCGCGGTCTTCTGGAGGATGCTGAATTGGTAGTCCTAGACGTTCACCACAACGGTCAGGATACGGTTGGGATCGCCCGGAAGCCCGGCACACTGGAGAGCGTCGCGTGAGGTGCTCCTTCATCGTATCGGCATTCGACAGGCCGGATGCTCTGGCCTGTCTGCTGTACTCTCTCAAGATTCAGACGGAGCCCGATTTCGAAGTAATCGTAACGGACAACTCCGACGGGAATATGCGCAGAGTAACGGAGTCATTGGTGGAGCAGGATTCTCGTTTCCGGTACGCACTCACCGCAAAAGAAAACTGTTACGAATCCGCAAATGAAACAGTATCTATGGCGCGCGGGGATTATCTGTGCTTTCCTTCTGACGATAACTATTACGTCCCGCGGTTTCTTGAACTCATGTTGCGCGGCGATGCTGACTTGACCTACTGCGATATGGTTTACGATCCACGCGGAGGAGATTCATATCGCGTCGTAGACGCGAGACCAAATCAAGGCTTCATCGACAAGGGCGGATTCTTGGTTCGAAGAGGGCGGTTCATCCGCTTCCCGTGGCAGAGGTCTCTGGGATTTGCTGACGGAATGATGATAGAGGATCTTGTCACTTCCGGGGTTACGCATATAAAGGTGCGGGGGGTTTTGTGGGTACACAACTAACCGACCTGACGCTGGTGGTGGTCGGCGCGGACTGGCCATCGCTCTGGGGATTCTCTCTCGAGCACATCAACCCCCTAGACCTCGTGATGGTTGCCAACGGCCGCAGAAACAGCATGGCAAGCATCGGCAACCACTACCTGGATCATGCGCGCACGCCGGTTGTGGGATTGGTACACGCCGATTGCGTGTTCGGCGCCGGGGCGCTGGCCTCACTCACAGACACGGCCATGGGCGGAGCGGTATGCGGGATCGTGGGCGTCAACGAAGGGCATGAATACCGCTGGGCTGGTATCAACCCCGGAGAGGTCGTGACCATGGATTCCTCTTCCGTATTCCTGCGGGCCGATGCGGGGCTTAGGTTTGATGAGAAGGTTTTCGACGGGCTGCACTGCCACGTCGAAGACATCTGTATGCAAGCCCACGCAGCGGGGCGGAAAGTGATAGTCCCGGCGGCAGATTGCACCCACATCGGAGTATCAAACAATGCGCCCGCATGGAGAGCCGAATATGATCCATACCAGGCCAAGCTCTTTAAGAAGTGGGGCGGCCCGGTGATCATGACATGAATATCGTCGGCTTGATGCGGGTGAAAAACGAAGCCCGCTGGATTGCTAACGCCATCGACTCCCTAAAGCCGTTCTGCGATTCGGTTCTCGTTTTTGACGATCATTCCACGGACGGCACGCCGGAGATATGCGAGAAGTCCGGGGCGATTGTTTACCGCTCCCTGTTCGATGGGCTTGATGAGAGTCGGGACAAGAACGAACTACTCGGGCTTGCTGCTGACCTCGGGGCCACCTGGTGCTTCTTCCTGGATGGGGATGAGATCGTAGAGCCCGACTCCGCTGAGACCATCGTTCGATTGGCCGGCGCCGGTCCCGACTCCTACACGTTCCGGTTTGTCTACCTGTGGGATCGCCCGGACCAGATGCGGGTTGACGGAGTGTACGCCAGCATGTGGCGGCATTCGATGTTTCGCGTGAAGGCGGGGCAGCGGTTCGCCAGGACCAGTTATGGGGGGAACCTGCATTGCGGATCGGCGCCGATTCCGATGGGGCGCCCGGTAAAGAGCGACGTGCGGATATTCCACCTGGGGTATATGCTCCGCGAGGATCGCATCCGTAAGTACGAATGGTACAACTCCGTTGACCCGAACAATCGCGTGGAAGACGGCTACAAGCACATGGTGATTGGCGACGTGTTCCCGGCAGACTCCGCATTCAGATATGGCGGTCCGCTTCGCCTAGAGGCTCTTGTATGAACATCCAAGCCGGACGGTTGAACCACCTCATCACGATTCAGCAGAATATTCCCGCGCCGGCGGCCGACCACTCCCTTGAGGATGCCTGGTCCTCCTACGCGGCAAACGTGTGGGCGCACATTCGTACCACTGGTGGGCGAGAGTTCTGGCGCGCAAAGCAACTCAACGCCGAGGTCACGCACGAGGTTCTGATCCGCTACAACGCCGGGATAGAACCATCCATGCGGATTACATGGGGCGCGCGCGTTCTGATGATTACCAGTGTGGTCCACGACGAGGACCGAAACAAGGGCACGCTGATCTACTGCAAGGAGCTCAATGGTTGACGACGATCTTATGACACGGCTCGCGACACTTGCGGTAGGCTCTCCCGCCGTTACCATCCCGGCGTACTACGCGCGCGGCCCCGAGGACGCTACTGATGCCCAATTCCCGATGGTGGTGGTCAACCGCGTTAGCGCGCCGAGCGAACAGACTATTGATGCCGCGATCATAATGTACTCGGCGCGCTATCAATTCTCGTGCTTCGCAACGAAGCGGAGGACGGCGCGGACCATTGCAGAGGCGCTCATCGCTCACATGCAGGGATACGTGGGCGGCCTCGTCAAAATGATCGAGCACGAGGGCGATTTCGATCTTTACGACCCAGACACACGGCGGCATGAAGTAGCCGTGGATATGTTCGTAACCTACTAACCAACTCTACAACCAATCGTTTTGGTCGCCGAAGTGGCGGCCTAGCTACAGCTTTACCCGAAACCAAAGGAGCAACAATATGGCGTTCACTGCCTCTGCATTCACCGGCACAACATTCAAGATTGGTAGTCCTCTCGTCGCAGTGAGCGGCGTTCTGGAGGCTCCCACCATCTCTCTCAAGAAAGAAACCATCGACGTGACGGCCATCGACGACACCAGCGAACAGTCGATTCCCGATCCGCTGATCATGCACGACTCATTCGACGTGCTGTTGGCCTACGACAAAGACAACACCCAGCACATGGCGCTGCTCTCCGCTTTCAACGCGGGCACCACGCTCGCCTTCCAGGTCCTCATGGGAGATGGCGAAACATTCACTGGCGTCGGATACGTGACCCAATGGGCCGTGGCCGGCGCGAAGAAAGAATCCAGCAAGCGAAAAATCTCGTTCAAGGCGGCTGGCGCCATCGTGATTGCGTAATACCATGCTACCCACAAGCGCATACGTATTCCCCACAACCGCACCCGTGGTTGAGATCATTCTCGGCGGAAGGCCCGTCAAACTTTGCTACACCTTTCGGGCCTTCCATGAAATGAAGTTGAACCCGATGAAGCAGGCGGATGTCGAAGCCTACTTCTCGGATCTGACTCCCGAACGCGCGGCAGAATGGGTGGCCGCCGGCGCGCGTGGGTACATCCGCCTCATGGCGCAACTGGCGCGGCAGAACGGAGAACCCGCGCCCGATGGATCGCTAGATGACTGGACGGTTGACGCCGTGATGGACGTGATGGATACCGCTACGTTCGCCACGATCATCGAGGCCATCCAAGAGGCCGCCGAAACGCCGGAGAAGCCCCCGGGGGCCACTGCGGACCCAAACCCTCAGTAGGAGACGGCCCGGAGTGGGGAAAGCTCTGGGCCGTCTCCAGGTTCGATTTGGGGCTATCTGATGCGGAGTTCTGGAACCTTCACCCCGAGCAGTTTGGCGCGCTCATGGAGCGGCACGGGGAAACGGTCAAGCGTTCCTTCGCTCCGATGGCACAACTCGCCGCGCTCTACGTAAATTCGCACCTGAAGGAAGGCGCGGAGCCGGTATCTCCGTCCGCATTTATCCCCGGCGAGTACGAAGAGGAAGCCAGCGGAGTGGCGCCGGAGCTTCAACCAGCCATTTTCCGCAAGTGGGCCGAAGCGCAGAACAAACATCATGGCTAAATCGCTCTCAATGTCGTTCCGAAACCTGAAGGAATGCCAGGAGAACCTTACCAAGTTCGGGATGCAACTAGACCTGGAATCGCTGAAGGGAATTCTGTTCGAGCAGATCGAAAGAATACACAAGAAGGCACTTGAGAACGTGCGAATGCTATACAAGAGGAAAACGGGGAACCTGGAAGAGTCTCTAATCGCGAGGCCGGGAAGTAGTAAGACGCGCGCCACCGCATGGCTTAAGGCATCTTATAAGATCGCAAACCATGCGCACCTGCTTGAGTTCGGCCATCGTATTGTCACGCATTCCGGAAAGGACACGGGCAAAGTGGTGTATGGACACTCTTTCTTCCGTCCAGCCGTGGACATGCTGAAGACGTCGATCCGCTATGAGATCCGGAACAAACTGAGCCTATTGCTGCAAGGTAAGGGCGCGCGCAAGCCAAAGGGTATGTTCGAGGGATAGCCACGTGAATTTATACGAACTCTTCGTCAAGCTCAGTTGCGATGGATCAGATCTAAACAAGGGTCTGGGCGTAGCTAAGGGGAACCTTGGCAAGTTTGCCCAGGATGCCGAGGGGTTCGGATCGCAACTTGCGAAGGCGTTGCCTTTCGCAGCCATCGGCGCGGCGGCGTATAGCGCGGCACAGAAGTTCCAGGATGCGGAGTTCACCATCCGGCGCGCGACAGGTGCCACCGGCGCGGACTTGGAGGCGTTGAGCAAATCTTTCCAGACGGTGTACGTATCCACCGCGAAGTCGGCGGAGGACGTTTCGCACGCGCTCGCGAAGCTGAACGTCGAGACGAAACTAACTGGCAAAGCGCTCGAAGACCTCACCAGCTACAATCTGAAGTTCGCGAAGGTCACGGGGCAGGATACCGTACAAGCTATCGAGGGAACGCAGACCGCGCTCAAGGGGTTTGGAATAGAAGGCCGCGCACAGCAGGGAGCACTTGACGATCTGTACCACGTCATGCAGGCGACGGCTATCCCGATGGCGAAGTTAGAAGCTGGCATGGTTTCTGCTGGCCCCGCTATGCGCGCGCTCGGGTTCAGTTTCAAAGAAACCGCCATCGTGGTCGGAAACTTCGAAGAGAAGGGCCTTGCCGTTGATGGTGTTATGGGCGCATTGCAGCGCGGCTTCGTAAAACTGGCGGCGTCCACCAACGATCCCAAGAAAGCATTCCTTGAGATAGTGGAGCGCATGCAGAAGACTACCACGGCGGCGGAGGCTATCAATATAGCTGCCGAAGTGTTTGGCAAGCGCGGCGCCGTAGTGCTCGCCGATTCTGTGCGCAAGGCGGCGTGGGAGGTTGGGGAACTTACAAAGCAGGTTGACGCAAACAAAGACAGCGTAGGCAAGGCGGCAGATGAAACGGTCCGATACGCGGATATTCTGACAAAGTGGTATCACTCGGCGGAAGTGGCAGCGAATAAATCTCAGGGTATTCTCATCGCGTTGGGGGTTATCGGTTTCGCCTACAGTACCCTCTCCGGGAAGGTAGCGACGGCAGCCGTAGCTATCGGTGCATCTTTATTCAAGATCCAGGAAGACGTGAAGTGGGTTGGCACGGAATCCGGCAAGGCGTGGAAAGCGTTCATCGCGGCCACTCAGGAAGTTCCCCTGGTAACGAATCCATTTGCCGGGTTCGTGGCTGTGTGGGTTCCGTCGTTCGTCATGGCCATCAAGGTCACGATGGATGCAATTGATGCTCTGAAAGAGAGATACAAGAACACTTTCGGATACATCTCATCCATCCCCTTCCCTTGGAGCCCAGACGAACTCCCCAAGCCGCCCAAGGGTGCCGCACCTCCGCCAAAGGGTGGACTTATTGTCCCGTGGACCAAAGGCGAAGGAGGAGACGTGACCGGAGGTCTGGGCGTGAAGGTCACCCAACCACAATCGGCAGTGGCTTTGACAACCGCTGAGCTGAAAGAGATCGAGGCCGAATACGAGAAGATGCGGAAGGATGCTGAAGACGCCTACAATCGCAGTCATCTCGAATTCGAAGCTAGATCCGCCGACGCCTGGAAGCTCGCGCAAGCCTTGCAGGATGCGGCGTTCCGGCAGAAACTACTGGATGACGATTTCGCGGAGTTCGGCGCCACAGTTCCGGACATCACCGGAAAGCTCACCGACTACGCGAACGTGTGGGCCGGCCCGGACATGAAGGCCGCGCCGAATCAAGTGGAAGAGATCACGGCGGCGTTCGTTCGTCAGAATGTGGTCACACAGGGTGCGCTTGATGCCGTTGCGAAGCAGGCCGTAGCGGACTACAACCTCATAGAGAAATCCGGCATCTACACGATGGCGGAGATCACGCGCTTCTGGCTTGCGTCTGAGCGCGCGCAGATCGCGGCCACGCTCGCCAAGGGCGGGGCGGTATCCGAAGAGTACAAGCGGATGCTGAATCAGATCGAACTCGATCTGAATAACTCCCTCAACGTTCAGGGCGTGGCGGTAGTCAATACGACCGCCTCCATGAATCACGCATGGAGCGCGCTGGGGCAAAACGTCCGAAAGATGATGGACGATATAAGCAAGGGCATAGCAGCCCTAATTGTAGACGGCGGCAAGTTCAGGGATGTCTTCCTCGCTATTGCCAAGGACATCGCCAAGAGCATCATCGAGCTACTCGTTAAGGTGGCTCTGGCTGAGGTAATCAAGAGCCTCGGGTCCATCCTAGACAAGGCGGGCGCCATCGGCAAGGCTATCGAGAAATGGGGTGCATCGATCACGGGTTCCGCTGCCAAGTCGGCGGGCGATACTAACAGCGGATGGAGTACGGGCGGAGGTGGCGGTTCCGGCGGTAGCGGAGGAGGCGGAGGCGATTCGTCCTCGGGTTTTGGCTCCGTCATGGGGATTGTCGGAGATTTCGCCGCAGTCGGCACGACGATCTCTTCTATCATCGGCAACTTCCAGAACGCCCGGCAGGAGAACACGCTCAACGCCATTGAGCACAACACCCGCTATGCGCAGATTCACCAGGAGGAAATGCTGACCCTGTTCAATGCAACACTTCCTGGCATCCAGAGCCTGTACGACTACACCACCACGGTAATCAAGGAATACCTGAAGCAAATCCGCGACGCTTCGTTATCGTTCGTTGGCGTCAAGATAAACGTGACAACCGGGTCGGAAGAAGCAAACGCATTATTGAATTCGCTCCTACAGCGGGCACAAACCACGGAGTACACCACCGGGGATCTGTTGGCCGAACAGGCCAACACGATGCTGGGATTGTCGCGCATCGTTACGAATGGATTTCGCGACACCATAAAAACGATATCTCAGTACGGCGAGATGATAACGGGGCAATTGCGCGGGCAGCAGAAATCTACACTCGAAAAAGTGCTCAGTGCGGGCGCCCTCTTTGGTTCCGCCGGAATCAACGTGGGCGGCGCCCTCGGATCGACTCTGGGTGGATTGTTTAGCAGCCTCTTTGGCGGGGGAGATAGTAAGGATCTTGGCCGAATCGAGGAAAATACCCGCTATACCAGTCTGACTCTACAGGGCGTCCACGATATGGCTGACAAGTGGTGGCCCAAACTGTACAACATCGACCAGTACAACTGGAACGTTCAGGGGGTATACCTACAGAAGATTTGCGCCGCAGTCGAGAGCATCGACCAGAAGGGCGGTAGCGGGAAGGCTGCGGTGACATCTGCGGGACTGAAGATGGCTCCGGCGGGTTCTTCGTCCACTATCGTAGAGATCAACGTGAACGGCTCCTCAGACG